TATATCACCGATTCTCTCGACGACGTTCTTTGTCAGAGGGAAAGGCAATACATTAGGTGTACGCGCCATTTCCGCTGTGTTGCGGTTTTGATAATCAATTAAATCAACTAGACTCACCTTCTTAGGTTCTTGGCTAGTACCGGATTGTCCCTGTGACCACTGATTATACTGACCACCAGGCATTGTCAGATCTTCTATAAGTAGCTTTTTCTTGTCTATCATCCTAATTATTTATGCCTACAAACAATAAATATTTTATATATGAAAGTCTTTCAAAACAAATTCTTACATCTTTTGAGCGAAGAAGATGATATCGCTGCTGATCAACAGGCTTTCGATGCCGGGTTAGATGCCGAAACACCAGACGGGTCATTTAATGATGTTCCAGACAATCCGGTTGCGCAGTTCCAGGCACAGCAAGCAGCGAATACGATCGCTACCATCTCTACATGGATTGGAGAAGTTGAAAACTTCATTGAATATCTAAACGGTCTTGATGAAGGTTCGATGAACTCTCAACTCAACAGAACAGATTGTGGGAGTATCTTAGCCGACGTACAGCGAAGTGAATCAAAGAAGATTTCTAGATTAGCTCAAGATCTCTCATCTCTAGGAGAGTCATTAAAGCAATATCTACTAGCAGCAAAGAATAAAGACCATCATTCTGATACTATCTGATTAAACATCAGCTTTGCGGTTAGGCCGCTATATATGTTTTTTCGCATGAAGGTTTCCGATACTTCGTCTAACCCTGCATGTATACATATGTCATTAATGTCCTTAAATCGCTTAAGAGACTTAGGCCATATAAACACATTACTACCAGAGTCGATCAAGCTCTTTGTCTTACTGTAGCTGGCTGGATCAATCCATTGATTATCTAGAACCCATGCATGATCAGAGAGTGAGCGTGTAGATAACATTTGTTTCTGTAATGCTGTTAATGTATTATTAGATGATTCCTGTATACCGGCTACGGCGACCGAGTTCTTTACGAAGCATGAATCAATCGGGCCCTCAAAAATATAAATCATATCTGCCGAAGACGGTACAGTATTATAATTAAATAAACTCTTCTGGCTGTTACTCTTCGATAAATATTTAGGTCGGTCATGGAGGTCCCTGGATAATACACCTCTAGTCTGGTAGTGAATAATCTTATCATTACTATCGTAAAATGGTAAGCATAATCTGTTTTTATGGATATGGTCGGTTAGGCTGACATATAGTGCTTTTGGTCTATTAATCGCGGTATCTAATCGTCGCCTTTTTACGAACTCTAAGATTGATTGCATTGTTCGATCTGATTTGAAATGAGATATCTGGAGAGGATCTGTTAGGTTAATACTATCCCTAGGTAATGTCTCTGTATTGCTTACTGGTGAACGTAGGGATTCCTTTTCATGTAATGTTATATCAGTGTATTTAAAGTCACCGGTTTCGATTTCGTATTTAATCTCATCGTATGTCATATTAGCTACTTCAATAATCCATTTAAACGGGGAGCTATACCATCCGCAATTATGGCAGCAAATTATATTTTCATGAGGTATGAAGTATGATCTCCTCTTTCGACCCCAGCTATGACCCTCTCTGCAAATTGGGCAGCCTGCTTCGTGTACATTGACTCCTTTCTTGAACTGCGGGTACCCAGCATGCTCATAAAACTTTAAGAGTGTGTACTCCTCTGGTAGCTGTGATAGATTAATCACTTAAATATGTCTAGAACACTCGGAGCACCGGGAGACACAAAGGGATCAACAAAGCTTGTAGTTATATCAGTACAAGCGATACTCTTACATATATCAAAGAATTGAGGTAGGTTAGATTGTATATTGGCCTGTGCTTTTAACTGTGCTGTATATATGCTTATTTCCTCCGGATGATGCTGAAGACCTACATTTAAATCCATCAACTCTAAGTTACGGCGATATACATCCATATATGCCGCGGGGATGGTATCTAGACCGGTTGCTAACAATTTAGCCGCGGTCTTCGAACCGACTCTAGGGATACCGGGTATGTTATCTGATTTATCACCTATAATAGCTTTGTAATGGATGAACATATTTAAAGGAACCGGGAAAAGTTGATCGAAATTATGTGTTGTTATCGTATGCTTTTTTATTGGGTCATATACATCAGTGCGTTCATTAATTAATTGAAGCATATCTTGGTCAACACTAACAACTACATGTTCACCTAGTAGAGATTTAGTTAGGAATGCAATTACATCATCAGCCTCTAGTACACCTGGGTATATGTTATGAAAGCCTAGTGATTTACAGAGCTTTCTTAGAGGTATTGCTGCTTCGTATATAGCTGCGTTTTTCTCTAGATCTCTAGTTCCTTTGTACTCGATAGTCTGATGTGCCTTTCTAAAGTTAGTACCGTCTTTAATCAGCTTATTATCCCAAACCATGTATATATTTTTAGGTGATACCATGTGCTCATCAATATAATTCCGGATGCAGGTGAAGAACATCTTAGGTACTGACATTGCATTATACTTTTCACACACCCAATGGACACGGTGGAGAAGATTGTTGGAATCAACTATTAGATTTCTTACTTTGCTCATATTGCTTCGCGCAGGTATCGTATATCTTCTTAGGAAGGATTTCCTGAAATTCTAAAACACCTGTATCTATTCCGGTTTTGAATTTTTCAACCGGGATTATACTCTGGGTCATTTTTGGGAGGGAAAGGAAATGCATATTATCTGATTCGGATTTGATATAAACAAGAAATTCCCCTAAATATTTTCCTTTCGATACACCGTATATTGACCTAGGTGAAGGAGAGTAGCTATCAGACTCAGAGTGTGTTGATGAAAATAAACTAACAGCTTTTCTTAAGAAGTTCATTACTAGTCCATTGCCTTTGCTTTGAGAGTAGGGATATGGACTGAGTCAACGCGTCGGTGATGTTTGGTAGTTCCATATCATATGATCTTATTTTATCAGTAGATAAAGTGCAATTACTTCTGTTAGATTTAATGTATTTAAGTTCTTTTAGTGTATCGATTGATATATACTCCCAATCAGGGTTGGATAGACCATATTCCTCGAGAATTGAACAGATATGAGAGGTACTAGTGGGTGAAGAATGTACTACATTGTATATACCAGCTGGTAGATCTATCGTCACTGCATCTTTAATAAACTTGTTAAGATCCTCAACACATGTCATGCTGTTTCTGTAATCTATTAGTTTTGGATATTTTAATATTTTATTAAATAAATTTCTAGATGTATTATCCTTTGTAAAGGGCATTCGAATTCGGAGAATAATCGGTCTTAGATCAGCTGATACCGTCTCTGCATGAGTTGTCAATCCAATCTCACCGGCATGTTTGGTCTTGCTATAATAACTACTCTGATTACTATATAGGCCGAAGTTAGGTGTATCATCTTCTCTCCATCCATCTAATGTGGTTTTGTATCCGTCATATATACATCCACTAGATATATGTATATATCTAGCGTTACAAGCGGCGCTAGCGATGTAAGAGATAACCGGGGAAACTGCATTTAATTCCCAGCAGGCTTCCTTTTCGTCTTCGCACCCATCTACGTTAGGCACACCGGTGAAGCCAGAAGCATTAATGACATAATCAATACTCTCTCCATTATTAGCTGCAGATTGGAGGTAATCTACTAACTGTGTATAATCTGTATAGTCTATATTAGTTACCGCGGAACTTGTATTCGATAGACATTGTACCGAAATAATATCGTCCTGTCCTGTTAGAGTCTCTAACAACCGAGTGCCGATAAAGCCATAGCCTAAGATGAGTACGCGTTTCATCAATAGGTACCAGGTGGTGATCCACCGGTTTGAGTCATAATAAATTTTTGAATCAAGGTACTAAGGGAGTCGGATTGTTGTTGTGTTGACGCGGATACTAGAGTGATTGGATCCCCGTCATAATTATACCCTAATAATATAAACGAGCTTAAAAATTCCTCAATAACTGCAGATAACTCCTCTACATTTCTTTTTTGGTCGTGCTTTCTTTTCGCATAATCAACTAGATGAGACTCTAGTGCGGCTCGGATCAGTTCATAACCTTCATTATTAGGGCGCTTTCTTTTCTTTCTAGAAGGTTTCCTTGCAGAGGACGGGGTGTCCTCCTCATGCCACATATCTACAGCATCAGACAGGGCATCGAGCTCATCATCATCAATAGGACCGTCTATTGAATCTCCACTAAGAGGTGAATCTGGATCATCCTTAGTCATCTGTTGGCGGCTCTTTCATGGCATGGAGATCAGAGTTACCTGATATACCGTATGATATTAGCTTATTAATAATCACTTGCATAGAATCGGTTTGAAGCTTAATATTGTCTCTATAAGATATATATGCACCACCATCATCAAACATAAACATCGGTTGATTTTGGAGAGTTTCATTATTAATAAAGCATGTTATATACACAGATTGAAAGCCAGGGTTAACTAATATAGTCCACTTTCTTGGGTCACCGATATTATAACTATCGAACATCTTCCATACGATGTATTTATTATCCTTAAGCCTCTTTACGAAGTAGCTTAGAGTTGATATTTTATTTCTCATATAAGCTTATCCTACTAATCCCACAGTTACAAAATTCAGGGTATGTGTAGGGGTGGTTATAGTGAATAGTAGTACTTTTTTCTCAGGGTCTAAGCTAACCGTACATTCATCGAATCGAAGACCACTGATTAATCGCATTATTTCAAAGTTGAGAGGAATCGGATCAACAATTGATGATCCTTTATACTCATTAGATATTGTCTGAGAAAAACTATCAATATTGTGTTTTTGCCTATCGGTTAGTTCACAATGAACTTTACTGTCTTTCGTATATAAGTATATCTTATCTGTATCTACTGTAAAGGTTGATCCCTTTATTATATTAATAATATCAACCGATCGGATTTTAAATGATGTACTGAAATTCAGTTTTTTAATTTTATCAAAACTGATACTAGGAGTCGTTATAATCCCATCCTCGAGGAGATGATACTTAAAATTAATATTATCGGAGGTGTATATTAGCTTATTACTATCAAGGGTCATGTCCATTGTATCACCATCAATACAATTGAGTACCTTGATGAGGCGATTCACGTCCGGTATATTTAGGTCTTTAACTTCCGATAGATCATTATTACTATAATACACTACATATAATATTAGTGTCTCATCGTTTGTTGTAATAAGAGATGTTATCTTATCACCATGTATCTTGATAACAGCATTCTCATTTATCTTACTAATCGGAGATAAAAATTTAGATACAAAGTCGTGTTTATTCTGTATTTTTACAATCATTGCTCTTTATTGTAATTGTTTTTACTCCTTTTGCAACTTCTGATATTACGTATTCTGCTAGAAGAGATGCATCCTTAATTACACCCTTTAATGAATTAGAGCTAACAGAATACTCAATTCCGCGTTTGATTCGCTTGGCTTTTTGGAGTGTACGGGTAGCTGATTCGAGGCTAGACAACCTCTTATCTAAATCACCATAGTCTGCAGAAGGGAGTGGTGGAGGAGAAGGTCTAGTGGAAGGAACAGTATTACTAGGCTGGGTTATAGCTACAGTAGGTGGAGCTGCTACCTGTACGACCGGCTTAGGAGGTGATGGTGGTGTATTAGAGAAGATCTTTTTGTCATCTAACTTTAAAGCTTTGTTTGAGCTTCCTCCTACACTCCGACTATCAACTGTGTATAATTCATTACCGATCGATTTTGCAAAGTGGGCTACTAGTAGCTTATCTTCGGCGTTGATTCCTGTTGAATTCTCATACTTTGCTAAACTCTCCGGGGAAACACCACCACCGGCACTCTGCTCTAGAGGAGGCTCTGGGTGAGGATGGTCTTCTGTTGGTTGTGGGTGTTCACTCATCTAGACCTGCAAGCAATTCCTTGATCTTATCATCATTTAAATCACATTCACCGGAGTCCGGTGAGGTCGGTGCGGTATTAACCGGTTCACTAACCACAGGAGAGGTCGCAACTTTGGTATCACCCATAGGTACTTCCTCACTCAACATTGGATCTGCGACCGGGGCGACAGGCTCTGCTGTTGCATCAATGCAGTGATAATGTTCATTCAATTCTGCTTGTAACTCGTTATAACTCTTAATATTGAAAATCTCATCTAGTGGTGTCGCTTTAGATACTGCCTCTTTTGCGACGGTATCTGTTAGACCTTCAACTGATCCCGGCATCAGGAACTTACTCGATACATATGTAGGGAACCCGCCTTGATCATCGAGCTTGACACGTAAAGAGCATCCGTTTTCACTGGTGTCAAAGATTCGCTCTCCCAACTGACCTGCGTCTTCACCTTCGATAGCCTCCATTATAATATTATGTAATTGCTTACCGTATCGTAATACCTTTACCTTCCCGTTATTATCTGGGGTAGATGGATCGTCAATAACATAAGCATTCACTAACCACTTTTCTAATCTAAAGATAGCCTTTGCTTTTTCTTTCTCAGCAACTGTACCTTGACGGTTGACCTTGTATCTAAACTCAGCGATTGGATCGCGTTCTCCGAAAGTTTGTGGGCTAACTAAGCTCATATATCGACCGGTCGCGAAAGATTCGAAACCGTGTACATAATAATGAAAAAATGTTTTTGCAGGATTTTCTGTATTAGGTAATAATCGGACTAGGTAGCTGTTCCCTTTCTCGAGTCGCATGATGTCGGTCATGCCACCACCGGGCTTTGTGTCTTTTTGCAACGCATCTTTGATGCTAGCAAACATTGATGTTGTAAACGTACTCATAGTTATATTATAGTATACAGAAGTGTATAATTCAACTCTTTTGTTGTATTTCTTGTATCTTTAATAATCCTTGCTTGACTAAGGATTTGGCTCTAGACGAGGATATATAATTCGTCCGGAATGTTGATATATTTTCTATATACCCACCGGCTATGAATTTTAGTAATTCTCTCTCAATTGAGCTCAAGTTTTGTTCAAAGTTAGGAAAGCCGAATAATGTATATATATTTACCTTATGTTCTTTTAGGTGTAATAAAAAGGTATATGTACCGTTTGTCATATGGTCTATATATTCGGTAATTTTGATTTTATTATGTACACAGAATGAAAGTATATATTTTAAAGATCTCTTTATGTCGTGGAGCTGTTCATCGTTATCAGGTTTCGATAGGGCATTTCTTTGAGTGTATAGAGTATATACCTTTAGGGCTCGTTGGGTTGTGTAAAATGATAAATCAAATGCAATATCATCAACGTATATTTCATACGGGGCCTTGAAGAAGGCGTCCATATCGATATGCTTAAATTTATTAAAAAATAGCGAGAGCTTCATCACATGCAATGTAGATGTGTCATCTAACGTCGAGAAATCCTTCCGAAGTTTAAAGGGTTGGTTTTGACTTGATCTAGATATTGCTAGATATTTATTATAAATATGTTTCTCGATAGAAGTCATAGCATATCATGTAGGTTATTATCAGTGATAAAGTTTTTTATATATTTCGATTTATATAAGGTTGGATCCGTCTCCAGAAACCGCTTAAAGAGATCATAATTACTATCAACTGATATTAACTGTTTAAATACCTCTCTAAGTTCTCGGTTCTTAATCAGTGTTATAAATATATTAGGAAGGTTCATCTTCTTGTTTCCTAGATGACATACAAGGGTACAGAATGATAAAAAATAGTGTTGATATTCTTTTCGATATACCTGATATGTAGGGTCACCTTCTAGTATAGCTTGTGTTAGTCGTCCCATTAGAATTGTTTAATTTGCATTGGTTTAAAGAGTTGAGAGAATGTTAAGAAACTTTCGCATATAATACCACCACTAGCGGCTTCATGACCCCCTCCTTCGTCAAACAGTGTATTGGCCAACCAGCTTAAGTCTATAGTACACTCCTTACTACGTCGGAGACTCACTTTATTTGACTTTAGATTGACGACAAAACCGATATCGCATTTATAGTTCTGTATAATATGATCCGCGATGTCGTTTATATATGCATCAGCAAATACTGAAACCATTCTATATGTTGTTCCTTTAATAGGTATATCAGCTCTATGTACTTGGAGAGAGGACTTTATATTCTCTAGACGCTTTTTATAGAATTGAATTATATTGGTTTGTTGTGAGGTGAATCCTGTAAACCCACCAGGGAAATCCTCTTGAAATCTATCTACCCTGTTCCCTTGATATGACCAAAAGATTATATTTAACTCATACGAGTTCGGTATATTAAATTTATATGCATCATAATCATCAACCATTAATACCAGCAACTTCTCCTCGTCGGTTAGTATATTCTTTCCATCACTGTGTTTATATATTAGCTTACATGTTGATGTTTCACTAGTGATTATTGTCTCGGCATATTTATAGTCATTGCGCTGATCTATGTGTTGTTTATGATGATCGACGACCGTTACATTAGTTCGATCTACTAACTTTTGAATATCGGGGTACTGGGATAGATCCAGGTCAAGGATATATATCCTTTCATAATCTGCTATATCATGATTAGCTAGCCAGGATGTTATCTTGGCTGGTATATCGTTTACACGTGCGACAGTAAATGGAATTTTCTTGTTAAATATTCTAGTGAGAATATGATATGAACCAGCTCCATCTAAGTCACAATCTGTAAATACATGACATTTACCGGCCGGTGGACTAATAGTGCTCATTATGATATATACTTACGTTACACTTCGACATATTCAACATCACGGAGGGATTGTAATGAAGCTCCACCGGCGTATGATATTGCACTTTGAAGATCTTCCTGGATTTCTTTTAGCTTCTCATGATACGTCATATTATTGGAGGGTACGGCTTTCATAACACCTTCAATATGCTTGCGGTGACCTTTGTTATGCGAGCTAGCAGATCCAAAGTATTGCTTATATATCTGATCATCTACAACTACATTTGCCGCGGCGCTATCGGTACATTGACTGAACATCGATCCAGACATTATCATATCAGCGCCGGCGCAGAGAGCTTTTGCAATATCACCGTTACTCCTGATCCCTCCATCTGCGATGATAGGGACTGGTTTTCCTCCGTTGATTACACCGGTGCAGGTTTGGATGCACGTGAACATCGGAACTGTAAAGCCGGTTTTGTCTTTTGTCGTGCACACACTCCCTTGACCGATACCGACTTTCACCATATCTGCTCCCCAGCAGGATAAGTCATAAACCCCGTCGCTGCTGGCAACGTTTCCGGCGATGAGATATACATGAGGCAGCTTATCTTTAATAAAACGAATCATGGTTTGCATTCGTTCACTATGACCATGGGCGATATCAATCGTGATATAATCGACATGAAGGGTGTCGATCTCGCTTATCATTTCTATTATCTTCTCATCATGTTCCTGAACACCAACGCTAATAGATATAGTTTGCCAGTCTTCTACATTTGCTAAGCGGATGAAATCTATAATACTGTGACCGAATCGATGCATTATATAAAAGTACCCGGAAGCACTCATCCATCTAGCTATATTTGTGTTTATAACGGCTTTCATATTCGCTGGAATCACCGGGACATTAAACTGAGTCTTACCCATAATGACAGATGTACTGCAGCCGGAACGCGAATGGATCGAGCTGTATTTAGGTAATAGGCAGATGTCCTTGTATTGTAGTGCTCTAGTCTTCATTTAAAAAATCAAGTGCAGATGACATCATGTCGCTATCTGGAGCGATGTCGCGATCAGGGAGTGCGCGATCAAGTTCAGGATCCTCGCTGAGAGTCAATGTTGAGTAGTCAATCGCTAATGTACAGCTACCGAAGTTTTGACCGAACCGGTTTTTCATTAACCCGAGTTTTATAATCCCTAGCTCTGCGTCTTCTTCTTCTTGCCATATACTGAACATACAGTCAGCGGTGGCAGCTAGACCGTAACTCTCTCCGACGGTCTCTAATCCTGGATTGATCTCATTATAACCGGTGCGGTTTAACTGAGTGGCTGTTATTATAGGGCATTCAAATATATAACTTAGCGCTCGAAGCTTTTCTGTTACATACTTTATTCTTTCATATGAATTTACTCCGGTCTTAGTAGTTAGAAGGTTTACGTAATCTAATACAATCGCGTCTATATGTACCCCGGTCTGAGTTAATTTCTTCACAAATGCTTGTATATTAGAACATGTTACGGTACTAGGAGGGAATTCTTTGAGGAGGATTCTAGCTCCTTTATGGTTATCATTATATTCATTGAGAGAGGTTCTAAGGTAGTCAGTCTGTAACGATAACTCATTTATAGGTATTTGTGTGATCTGAGTACTCAATCTTTTTGCATACACCAGTTCTGACATTTCTAGTGTTATTAGCAGTACTGTTTTATTTTGCTCGGCTATGTTAGCCGCAATATTTCCTAAGAAGATTGACTTACCTATATTTGTTTCCCCGGCGAAAACATATATTGCTCGACCATGTTCGAGGAAACCACCTCCTAGGTGACCATCTAACCACTTAAATCCTGATGGGATTGTACTATCTTGCTGTAGTAGATCACTTATATGACGATCTATGTCATTGAAATAATCTAATCCTTTATCTAGATTTAGATTTACATTACATGACGTTTCAAATCTATCCAAGATGTCACTCGTATCGATATTTCCGGTGGAGCATTCATCTGCGACTTCGAGCATAGTGTTGTATACTGCCTTCTCTTTAAGAAATCTCTCGGTGTTCTCATATAATTCATCTTTATTAAACTTCTTATCAAAATCACTGATAATAGCTACTACGCGCTTAAAGCTGTCTTGTAAGCTTGGAGTTGTTAGGTATGCCTTTAGTTCTGTTAATGTGGGTATGGTTCCTCTCGTATTAAAGAACTCAACGGTGAGTGATACGATTGCTTTAATATCTAGATTTTCAAAATACTTCGGTTCTAGATGATCTATTATTGATCCTAAATATACCTCATCTACAAGACAGTGAAATATTATTACCTTTTCGTAGAACCCCAGATCTACTTTAGGGATGGTGGGTTGATTATTTTCCATATATATCTATGAATTTATTTTCAGATGCGGCAAACTTCATATCATCGTAGTTCAGTAACCCAGGAGAATCGTGTATCACATGAATCGGAGCAGTACCTATCTTTAACTGCTTCTGATTAGCATCTAAGCAGCTTGATATATCATAGTGGTGGAATTCGAAAGTTTCATTAAATCTCCAATCAGCTTTTAGTGCGGCTTTAATGTTCACTGCCATGAATAGCCCATCGATGATCGCTACTCGCGCGGGAGTGAATCCAAACGAAGAGCATAATAATCCGTGATTATCTTCTGCGTCACTGAATGAGTGAAACACATATCCGCGCCAGTCTTTTTTATCTGCCATTAAGTGCCATAAAACTGGTTTCTTGATCTTAGGCCGGACGCAACCGGCTAGGCCGATAATATCGAACTGCTGCATTGCATTGTATAGCTTGCCTCTAATCTTATAATCATCAATATATATGTCATCATGTGCGAAGACGA